GTACAAATCGAGAACTTATTCTCTGGTACACCAACTATTACTACTGATTGGGGTTCATTCACAGAGAACAATATCCATGGGGTTACAGGCTATCGTTGCCGTACTATGGAAGAGTTTGTGTGGGCACTTAAGAACATCGATAAGATCAGTCCTCAAGATTGTCGTGATTGGGCATTAAGAAACTTCTCTCTCGAGAAAGTTGCTGGTATGTATGAAGAATACTTCCAAGCTGTACTTAATATCCATGGTGGTCAAGGTTGGTACGAAGAGAACCCATGGCGTTCAAACATGGACTATGCTAAGAAGCATTATCCACGTTATCCAGATCTGATTGATTATCCAGCTATCGAGGCAGAAGAGAAACCATTTGCGAATCGTATCGCATCATGGATTAAAGATGTTATTCAACCTAAAAAGGTATTTGACATTGGCTGTGGTCCAGGCATGTATGTCTATTCGCTTGATGATGTTGGTGTTAATGCAGAAGGTTTAGATATCGATCCGCGTGTAGATGGTAAGAACCTTATCACCTATGCCGATATGCTAACACTTGATGGTACACGACAAGCAGATTGCGTTATCATGTTTGAAGTTGCAGAACATATGGATCCAATGCACAATGACAAGATCGTTGATGGTGTATACAATACTATCGAAGATGGTGGTACATTGATATTCACTGCAGCAAAACCTGGTCAAGGCGGTGTTGGTCATATCAACTGTCGTCCACGTCAATATTGGCTTGATAAGTTCCTTGCAAAAGGTTTGGTTGAAGATGTTGAACTTAAAAATCAACTGATCAACTACTGTCGTCAAGGGTATCATATGGGTTGGTTCGTTAATAACGTGATGATCCTCAAAAAAGCCTAAGATAACGGCCGTTTTGAACCTCGTATAAATATAAATAGTATAATATAACTAGGAACACAAAATGGCCGTCACTAGCAGAGCAGGATTAACAGAATATTGCCTTAGGGCCTTGGGTGAACCAGTAGTTGAGATCAACGTTGATGACTCTCAATTAGAAGAGCGTATCGATGAAGCTCTTGACTATTGGAACCAATATCACTTTGATGGTGCAGAACGTATGTACCTCAAACAAAAGATTACAGCTTCAACCATTAAGATCGTTGGAACAAATGCAGCTGATTTCCCAGTAGGCACTACCATAACAGGTTCTACATCAGGAGCCAAAGCTTCTGTATGCACTGAACACGGTAGTACTGCAGCTAATAATATTATCATATGTAAAGGCGTAACTATTGCGTCTGAACAAACAGTCCAACACCATGTCTTTAATGCTTCTACTACAGCAGCGTTTATTCCAGGTGAAACAATCACCACAGAAGCTGGTCTTAGTGCAGTAATTCATGCTGATGGTGTAACCTTAGGTACATATGATCTTAGATATTTCCCAATTCCTGATTACATCTATGGTGTAACAAGAATTATCCCATTCTCAGCAGCTTCAAGCTCTAAGAACCTATTTGACTTACAATACCAATTAAGACTTAACGACTTGTATGATCTGACTTCAACGTCATTGATTTACTATAAGACTGTTATGTCACATATCTCATTACTTAACCTTGAGCTAAATGGCTATCCTCTATACAGATTTAATCGTATGATGGGTAGATTAAGTCTTGATATTAATTGGGATGCGGCTCTTGCTATGGGAGATTTTGTCTTAGTTGAATGCTATAGAGCATTAGATCCTACAGTATTCTCCAAAGTATGGAATGAACCGTGGTTTAGACGTTATGTAACAGCATTATTTAAACGTCAATGGGCTACAAACATTAAAAAGTTCCAAGGAATTCAATTACCAGGTGGCGTAACTATCGATGGCGATAAACTATACGCTGAAGCTATTACAGAGATAAAAGAACTAGAAGATGAGATGCTAAACAAATCAGCGCCTCTCGAATTCTTCCTAGGATAACATGGCTCGTTCAGTATACTTCTCTAACGGAATTCGTTCCGAACAATTGACCTATGAGGATATCATAGTAGAATCTATATCGATCTATGGTCAAGACTTCTTTTATATCCCACGTACATTAGTTGGCAAAGACGAGATCCTTGGTGAGGATCGTCTATCTAAGTTTAAGTCTGCATTTGGTATCGAGATGTACTTAGAAACACACGACGGATTCGAAGGCCAAGGTGCATTTATCCAAAAGTTTGGTTTGATGATGGAACAAAGCGCGACCCTCACGGTTGCTCGTAGAAAATGGGAACAACTAGTTGGTCAAACTGGCCTAACTATATTACCTAATAGACCTGCTGAAGGAGATCTATTATACTTCCCACTAACTGGTGGTTTGTTTGAGATCAAGTTTGTAACACACCAAGATCCGTTCTATCAAGCTGGTAAACTATACGTGTACAAATTACAAGTTGAATTATTCCAATACGCATCAGAACATATCACGACAGGTATCAAAGAGATCGATGTATTTGAAACACTCAAGACATTTGATACAGATAAAATACCAAATGGCACTGTTACTGGATTTAAAATTAAATATACTGGTGGAGGTTATGTATCTGCACCAGCTGTAACTATTGGATCTGATTGGGTTGCCAATACTGCTATTGCGGTTGGTGATGAAGCATGTTTCGGTGGTCGTAGATATATTTGTAGTATAGCTGGTACGACTTCATCAACTGGACCTACACATACATCTAGTGTTGCACCTAATGGCACTGCCACACTGCAATTCTTTGGTACTAGAGCTACAGCTACAGCATATCTTGGAGATGAACCTATATCAGAGGGTCAAGTTGTTAAGATACTTGTAGATAATGCGGGAGCTGGTTATACATCACCACCATTAGTAACTGTTGCTGGTGGCGGATATCCAAATGGATGTGTTGCTACTGCTATCATATCTAATCTTGATAAACAAGATTCATATGGTGATAATAATAAATTTAAAGAAGAAGCCGCAGGTGTAATATTTAGTGAGAGTAATCCATTTGGCGAACTTTCAACATATCATAGGCCAGATTAATGCTTAACGGACAAACCTATTACCATGGTGCCATAAGAAAAACGATCGTTGCTTTTGGTCGTTTATTTTCTGACATAAAGATTGCAAGACAAGATAACGATGGTGCTGTAGCTCAGACAGTTGCAGTTCCTCTTGCTTATGCTCCAAAAGAAAAATGGTTGGTTCGTATTGATTCTGATCCAAACTTAACTAACAATGTATACACATCATTACCAAGATTATCCTTTGAGATAACTGGTTATCATTATGATTCATCACGTAAGACTAATAAGATGAATCAAATTAAATGTAATGATGGTATCTCTGCTGGAAATCCTAATAGAAAAGCAGTATTTTCCCCGGCTCCTTACAATATCGATATAGCTTTGTATGTATTGACAAAGACTCAAGAAGATGCGATGCAGATCATCGAACAGATCTTACCGATCTTCAACCCAGAATATACACTATCAATCAATGCAGTTCCTGAGATGGAGATCGTACAAGATATTCCTGTCATCTTAAACTCAATTACTGTAGAAGATAATTATGATGGATCTTTCCAAGAGAGACGATTCGTAGTACATACACTTACATTTACGCTTAAGACAAATATCTACGGACCGGTTACAGATCAAGGCATCATCTTACAAACTAATGCTAATGTGTCAATTCCTGGTAGGAAATATACTGCCGTAGGCACCGCGCCGGGCGATCCAGTCACTGAGAAGTGGGAAGCTCAGTTCTAATGTCAAAGAACTATAATGCCAATACGCAGTTAAAGGCAGCTGGTGTAAACATACCTTTTACTGAAGAGCAGATCAAAGAGTACATGAAGTGTGCTGCAGATCCTATCTATTTCATTGAAACATACTGCAAGATCATATCACTTGATCATGGTCTTATTGATTTTAAACTATATGATTGCCAAAAGGAAAAAGTGAGGGTTATACATGAGAATAGAAAAGTTATCCTTATGGAAGGTCGTCAACAAGGTAAGACGACAACTAGTGCAGCATATATTC